CCGACGGCGCGAGAGGAATGGGCGAAGGTTCCTCCCGCGGTGCGCGAGGAAGTCCACCGGAGGGACCGCGAGACGGCCACGGCGTTGCGGGCCTCGCAGGGCGCGCGGGAGTTTCATCAACAGTTCGCCGAGATGGCCCGCCCGTATGAGGGGATCATGGCCGCGCAAGGCGTCCGGAACCCTCTCCAGGCGGTTCAGAGTCTCTTTCAGACCGCGGCCGCGCTCGCGACGTTGCCCGCGGGACCGAAGGCCCAGCTCGTCGCGCAGATCATCGCGACGCATGACGTGAACCCCGAGCTACTCGCGCGCGCATTGACGGGCGAGGGAGGCGGGAACGGCGCGGGACCGCAAGCGCCCGACGTCGACGCGATTGTTCAGCGCGCGGTGCAAGAGGCGCGAGCGACGATCCAGCAAGAGCGGCAGCAGGTCATCGCCGAGCGGGCAAGTCACACCGTCGGCGAGTTCCTCAACGCGAAAGAGTTTTCCGCGGACGTCGCGCCAATGATGGGAACGCTTTTGAGAGCGGCCGCACTGAACGGACAAACCCTCTCCATTGACGATGCTTATAAGGCAGCCATACAGTTGCGGCCGGACCTTGTAGCCATTTTGAATCAACGCAAGGGGCAGTCGAACGTTCGGAACGCGCAAGCCTCCACCGAACGCGCGAAAGCAGCCGCCTCGAGCGTCCGGAGTCAACCCACGTCGGCGGTTCGTTCCTCGCCGAAAGATACGCGGGCGCTCCTCGAGACGAATTGGCTAGACGCGTCTAGCCGCTAGGAGCCGCCGCAAGGGCGCCCCACCTAGCGACGACAGGGACGGGAGCCGCGCGAGCGCCTCACCCGTCCCGAAGGCCCGTAGCGGCAGGGCGCGGCGAACGGTCGGACCTCCGGCCCTCCACGCGCGAAGCCCGCAGACCAAGCCACTTCTGCGCCTTCCCTCCGGAGCCCTCCCGCCATGCCTTCCCCGAACCTTGCCGAACTTGCCGCAACCACGATGCGGCAGCGGTCGACCGAGGCGTTCGACAACGTCCTCAAAAACAACGCCTTCCTAGCGATGCTCAAGAAACGGAATCGGATCCGCTACATCACAGGCGGGACCGAGGCCGTTGAGGTTCTCAAGTACGCCGAGAACCCGAACGCCGGATGGTATTCCGGTTATGACCCGTTACCCGTAACGGCGGCCGAGCAGCTCACCGGAGCGACGTTCGACCTGAAACAGCTCGCGGCGCCGCTCACCATCTCCGGGCGCGAGAAGCTCCAGAACAACGGCAAAGAGCAAGCGCTCGACATGCTCGAGCAGAAAATGGACGCGACGGATTCGACGCTCGCGAACTTGCTCGCGGAGTCTCTCTACTCCGACGGGACGAATTACGGCGGTAAGCAGATGCCGGGTCTCGCCGCGGCCGTTGTCGCGAACCCGCTCCTCGGGACGTTCGGCGGAATCAGTCGCGTCGACTGGCCTTTCTGGAGAAACCAGGCGAGCGGCGCGCTCGGCGCTCAGACGGTCGCGACCATCATCCCGAACATGAACACGCTTTGGGCGCGATGCGTCCGAGGCAAGGACCGACCGAAGCTCATCCTCACCGCGAACACGCTTTATGGAACGTACGAGGGCTCGCTTCAGCTCTTGCAGCGGTTCACGGATGCGACCGACTCCGCGGGCATCGGCTTCCCGTCTCTGAAATACAAAGACGCGGACGTCGTTCTCGACGGTGGCATCGGCGGCTTTTGCCCCGACGCCGTGATGTTTTTCATCAATCCCGACTACCTGTTCCTGCGGCCGCACGCGGATCGAAACATGGTCCCGCTCGACCCCAAGTCACGAACTCCCGTCAATCAGGATGCCGACGTCGTGATCCAGGCGTGGGCGGGAATGTTCACCGCGTCCGGTCTCCAGTTTCAAGGCTATTTCCAGGGCAGCTAGCCGAAGGGCTGAAAGGAAAACTCACATGGCTTACCCAACGGCAGCTCAGTTCACACCGAAATGCACCGAGAACGTTGTCGGTTTCCAGCCTTTCACCGAGACGAGCACGACGCAGAAACACGCGCTCGGGACCGTCGCAACGGGCATGGATTTCGGGACGCTCGGTTACGGGGCAATCGCAGCGATCTATTTGAAGGGCGTCGCGTCGACGGCGGCCGGGGATCTCGTGATCTACGATCCCAAGCTCGCGACGACTACGCGCACCCTGGCCGCATCGCGCGGCCCGGTTGCCGTGGCGCTCTCGGCGAACATCGCGAACCAATACGGCTGGTATGCCGTCGAGGGCGACGTTCCGGTCAGCACGACGGCGGCGGGAACCGGAGCGGCGAACGCGCTGCTCGCGGTGACCGCAACCGATGGGCGCGGGACGGTGTCCGGAGCCGCGGGAATCAAGATCGACAACGCGATCTGCAAGGCGGCGCAAGACACGCCCTCGAGCGGATTTACGCAGGTGCTTCTCAGTTGGCCCGCAGCCAACGGCAACACGTAGCCCGAAGGCTCGGCGTCGCGGCCCTCCCACGCGACGCCGAGCCGTTCGTTCCTCGGGAGGATGATTCGGGGAACGCATGATCGGCGCCGTATGGGCCGACGTGGATTCGTCCACGCCGGGAGATGACCGAAGGCTCAACGTCCGCTTCTACATGGGAACGCTTCCGGACCCGGAGGCGAGCGCGAAATCAGGCGTCCCGAAGTTCAAGGACGTCCCGCACATTCGGATCGTCACCCCAGGCGACGCGCGCAACATCATCGAGCGTCCGGCCTGGGACGACGAGGCGAACGCCCATAGCGACTCGCAGCGCTTCCCGCGGCAGTGGGCGGCGTTCAAGTCCGGCGAGAGCAAAGACATCGACGTCGGAACCCCGCTCTCAGAATGGCCCGGCATTTCTCGCTCGCGCGTCGAAGAACTCGCGATGACGAAAATCCGCACCGTCGAGCAGCTCGCGGCCCTCCCCGACAATATTTGCGATCGCATCATGGGAAGCGTCGCGCTGCGCCAGTCGGCGCGAGACTTCCTCAAATACACGCGCGAGCAGGCGCCGCTGGCCGAGCTTCGCGCGAAGGACGCCGCTCAGGCCGCGGAGTTGACCGATCTCAAAGAGCGAATGAAGGCGACCGAAGAGGGCGCCGCGGCCGAGAACGCGCGGCTTCGGTCTGAACTCGAGGCGCTCTCGAGAGTCATCAATCGACGAGGGGACGAGCCGACGTCCGCGCCGGTCGGGGAGAAGCGCCCACGGGGAAGGCCCCCCAACGTCGCGCACCCGTAGCGAGGTGAAACGATGCCCGTTTTCGAGGGAACCGTTCTCCCGTACCTCGAGGCGGACGGGATCATCAACACGGCCGCGCAGCAGCTCGGGCTCGAGGCGGCGAGCGATCCGCTCACCGATCCCGATACGAATTTCATTCGCCTCCGAAGCCTTTTCAATTCGCTAGGTCAAAGGCTTTGGAAAGAGCGCCGTTGGACGCAGCTCACCAAAGAGCACGTCTTCACGACGACGGGCGGCGATGGCACCTACCCGCTTCCTCCGGACTTCGGGTTTCTTCTCCCGCAAAGCGGATGGGACCGAACCTCGCGCGTCCCGCTCGGCGGCCCGATGTATTCCGAAGAATGGCAATGGGCCAAGGGCACGAACACGCCCTCGATGCTTCGGATCCAGCTCCGGCAATGGCAGCAGCAGATCTTCCTCTACCCTGATTCGACGATGCCGAACGGGCGCGAGATCGCGTTCGAGTATCAATCGCGATGGTGGGTTCAAGAGGAAGGACAGGCCGCGCCGAACACCGATCGCGTTGGCGCGGCGACGGATGTCGTTTGGTTCGATCCGGATCTCATGGTCCTCGGGTTGCGCAAAGATTTCCTGCGCGCGCTCGGCTTCCCCTCGCAAGCCGTCGAGGACGATTACCAGGCGGCCCATGATCTCGCCTCGAGCATTGATTCTCCCTCGCCGCTGATCCGCATGGATGGGCGCGCTCGAGGCGTGCGGTTGATCGATGGCTACAACCTCCCCTTGACCGGATGGGGGCTCTAGATGGTCGCCCTCGCTCGCCAGCGGCCCCGCGTCGCGCCCTCGGTGCAACATGCGCACCTTCCGGCGTGGCTCGGCGGGATCAATACGGTCTCGGCCGTTAGCGCGATGCCTCCGGAAGATTCTTGCTACTGCTGGAATCTCATCGGGAGCGACGGCGGGCTGCGCTCTCGACTTGGTTATCAAGAATGGATCACCGGGATCACGGGCGAAGTTCGAACGCTCGTCGCGTTCTCGGGTAGCCCCGCGACCGGCTCCGGAAATCGACTTTTCGCGATGTCGCCCGCTGGCATTTGGGGCGCATCGACCTCGACCGGGGCGCCGACGCTAATCCTCGCCTTCGGAATTACGTCCGGCGACGCGGGACGCGGCATCGCGTGCGCTATCTCGACGCTCGCGGGCCGGTTCCTCTTCTACACGGACGAGGAGAACGGGCTTTATCGCTACACCGAGACGACCGACAGTTGGGCGAAGGTGGCCGTCGGCATCGCCGCGGTATGGCGGCCGAACACCGGTTATGCCGTCGGAAACCGGGTCGTGAACGGCGCAAATAGCTACGTCGTCACCGTCGCGGGTGTCTCGGCGTCCTCGGGCGGCCCGACCGGCGTCGGAGCCGGAATCGTTGACGGAACGGTGACCTGGAATTGGGTCGCGGCCACGGTGAGCGGCGTTATCGGCCCGTCGACCGCAGATCAAACGGCCGGGCTCACCGGAAACCCGGCAAGTTTTGCGAGCGTCACCGTTTGGAAAAACCGAGCCTTTTTCACCGAAAAGAATTCGTCGCGCGGCTGGTACTTGGGGATCGGCGCCGTCGCGGGCGAGGCGACGTCTTACGACTTCGGGCCAAAGTTCCCGCACGGCGGGCCTCTCACCGGGCTCTACAATTGGTCTTATGACGGGGGCTCGGGGATGGATACGCAGCTCGTGGCCATCTCGACCGCGGGCGACGTCTCGATCTACGGCGGGACGGATCCAAGCTCGGCGGCGTCGTTCGGCCTGAAAGGGTGTTGGTTCGTCGGCGGCGTCGTCTCGGGGCGCCGCGTTGCGACGGATTACGGCGGCGATCTCCTCGTGCTCTCGCTCTTGGGGCTCATCCCGCTCTCGAAGCTCGTCGTCGGCGGGAGTTTCGAGGATTCGAAACTTTACGCGACGTACAAGATCGGCTCGCTCTTTTCGAGACTCGCCGCGTTCTACGGGCGCCTCGACGGGTGGGCGATTCACATTCACCCGACCGACAACTCGCTTTTGATTCTTGTCCCGACCGTCGAGGGCCAGGCGACCGAGCAGC